CTGAACGTTTTTGCCTTCACGCATTGCAGCCACAATGGCCTGACCAGTTACTGAACTATCTGCACAGTCTTCGATTAGTTGTTGAGCTGAAAAATCATCAGTGTTTTTTCCGTAGTTGGGCAAATTAGTAACAAATGCTATCACTGTGTTCACACCACCACCCTGTACATAATAGGGAACATTGGCATTCAACCAATAGCTCATATTATGAGTTTCTGCTACTCGATTGTACAACTTTATTTTGTCGGACAATTTTAGTATAGTACATTGAATAGCCAGTTGCAAGGCTAAAGTTTCGGTATTGGTTTTTGCTGTGACCAGAGATACGTCCCAGTCGGTGGTTGTGCCAGACTGGATTTTTTCTCTGATGGTATTGAATTCAGAAACTATGGTGGCCATGTCACCCACTGCAACTGTTCCAGTATGAAATTTTTTCAAAACATTCACAGCTTCTGCCATGGTGAGATTATAATTGGTTTGACCCAGGCAATCCTCGGCTTTGAGGCGGCCATGAGCTCCACTGCCAGTACCCAATGTGGTCAACAGAGTATTCATCTGAGCTTCTGTTGTGGGTTTAGTGAGTGCGTTGAGATCTGACCCTGGGATGTTTTGCATCTGTTGCATACCGGAACCCAGTGTTCGAGCATCAGCACCAGCGTTAACTTTGACAAATTTTGCTAGATTTTTTGCCAAGCCCAGTATGGCGTCAGTTTCAGTAGTAGTGGTCTGTATCAGATTCAGTGCCGTGGCACCCACTGTGGTCGCAGGATCCAGTAACTGGGAAAATTTTGTAACGCCAGTGGCTGTGACTTTCAAAAACTGTTGGATACTAGCAATATCAGCAGAATCCGCTGATCTGTCAATCAAGTCACGAATGGCTTTGTCGGTGATCGTGTCCTTGAGCATGATTTTGTTGGTTTGAGCTTGCTTTATTTGGTCAGCAACAAAAGCTCCGTCAATCGTCTGAACTTTCTGAGTGGCTGGATCTGTAAAAGTTTTTCCCAAAACAATTACATGTAAATTGCCCACTTTTTCTGCGTTGTTTTTAATCAGCTCGTTGAGAACTTGGCAGGCACTGAAACTCGCATAGGGACTTTGAAGATTTATCAATGCGCTGGCTTTATTGAAACCAACGCCCACGGTGGCTAGATCTGTGCTGCTATTGCCAGCTATTTTGGTGAGTCCGCCGGTTGCACCAGCAGCTGGTCCACCAGTACCAAAGTCCCCCACGCTGGCACTTTTGAGCACTGACCCAGTTTGACTGGCGTATCCTTGTGCTTGGCCCAGCACATTGGCAAAAGTCTTGCAACCGTCGCTATTGAACCACCCAGAAGTTCTGGCATAAGCACGCCGAATCAGTTCACCATCACCCCAATAAGATATAAACTGTTGGGGAGTACTTCCCACCGCCATGGGAAAATCTTTACATAAACTGTAAAAGATTTTACGTGGCAGAATCTTAATGGTCACAGTTTCACTACTGGTTGGCGCAGTCACAAAAGTGATTTGACTAAAATTACCATTGAAACTGTAATGTACCCCGGGGGTTTTCACTGTACCATTGATATCTACTTGTATAAAATCGTTGGTTAACCAGGTCAAACCAGTCACAGTGTAAGATGTAGTGTAAGTCGGAGTAAAGACCTTGGTGACGTCATCACCTGGAATGGTGTTGGCGATGGTGACTTTTTCTGTAACAGGGGCCCCGGTGCGAGTTTCAAATGTTGCCCCTGTTACAGTGCCCGCTACTGTGGTCAGCCCAGCAACACCGTTGATGGCATTAGAGTAACTATTTGTGAGCTGAATACTGGTACCAGTAACGGCGGCCAGCACATAATAAGTAGTTCCAGATACTAATCCAGATCCTGTACCTCCCACCACTCCGGTGAGTTTTAAACTTTGACCTTGCAGGTAGGTACCAGATGCCACTGTGACTTCTCCAGCAACGCCGTTGATACTGCTTACACTAATACCAGTCAGTGGAGAACTGGTTAAATTGGAAACCATCAGGTAATAAGACTGTATGGCAGCATATTTAACATATTCTGATAACTGAGTGCTGATGTTGGGTGCAGCTATGCCAGTGTTTTGCAACAAACCGTGTAATGCTGTGACCTGAATACCGCTGAAATCTGTGGGCATATTAATTTCCTGGAATAATTACGTCTCCGCTGGCTTCAGCTTGACTATGGCCACAAGATTCAGCTGCACCATTAAAAGCGGCTGGTTTACCTTCGGCAATCACTGTGCTGGCACCAGCAACAATAGTGGGAGTCACATGGGGAGCAGCAGGAGGAAAAGGAGGCAAATGAGTTTGAACTATGCTGCCTTTTAATGCAGCAGATCTACCATTTACAATCACAGTGGAAGCAACTGCGCCAATCACTGGCGCACCCACTCCGTTCCTGTCTCCTTTTCTAACCCATCCTGGCATATATTTTTACCCCATGAGAATTTTATTGTTAGCAGTTCGAATGCCGCTAGTGGCTTCGTACCAAGCACTCACCATTTCTTCTCGACTCAGTGAGTGCATGACCACCGCAGATTTCATCAGATCCAGTTCCTGATCCAAACGGCTGCTCATTACAGCCTGAGCCAGTGCCATACCTTGTGGGCCGGGCATCAGACTCAGTGGCTTATAGATCACAAAAGCCGTATCAGTTTGTCTGATATATTTGGTTACAATTTCCTCCCCGCTGATCAGCTTGAAGGATACGATATCGTTTTCAGTATACATGTTGTTTATTTATCCGTTGATTTTTTGATTAATCTCATCCACAGACATTTGTCTGAGTTCAGTCCAACTGTTAACAAACTGTTGTTCTCCCAAGTAGATCTGGGGCACTGACCTATGACCCTGCTTGCGTATAAACAGCAGAGCTTCGGAGTTTTCGTGTAAATTAACGTCAGTAAAAGGTACGCCAACCTCAGTCAGATATTCTTTGGCTTGTCGACACTGGCTGCACACCAGTGTTGAGTAAATGGTAAGTGTTTTCATAAACTAAATCCTTTAAACGAGTTTTCATCTAAATCCTGCTTCACAGCACCTATCGTGTAGGAACTGATTTCGGTTTCCTGAGGAGCCACCTGTACTTCTCCGCCTGCGATCCACTTGTTGGTCCAGGGCAGAGGATTGCTGGTGGGAGTTTTCCAAGCACAGTCCAGTCCCACAGCAGTCATACGCTTGTCACAGATAAAATCCACATAGTCACAAAGCAGCGTCTCATTGAGACCAATCATGCTACCGTCCTGGAACAAGTAACGTGCCCAGAGCTTTTCTTGTTCTGCTGCTGACCGGAATAACTCCACACACTCAGCTTGAGTTTCGGTTCGAATAGTCTCAAAATCTGGGTCATCTTTGGGCAACAATTTAAGCAAGGTCTGAGTGCTGGCCAAATGAACATTTTCATCCCTGCAGATCAGTTTGATGATCTTGGCATTGCCCTCCATCTTTTTTACTTCAGCAAATGCCCAACTGCATGCAAAACTCACGTAAAATCTCAGTCCTTCCAGTACATTCACGCTCATGAGGCTGAGCCATAAAAGTCGCTTGAGGTCATACAGCGTTACCTTTATTCCTCGCCCATTGACTTTGTGAACTCCCTCTCCCAGCAGATTGTACCACTGAATCATATTCAAAAGCTCGTCGTAATTTTTAGTGATATCATTGGCACATTCCACAATCTCACTAACACTCATGATTTCATCAAAAATTTTACTGGGATCTGAATAGACATTACGAATGATGTGAGTATAACTGCGACTGTGAATGGTTTCACTAAATGCCCAAGTCTGTATCCAGGTCTCTATCTCAGGCAAACAAACAATAGGTAAATAAACCAAATTGGGACTGCGACCCTGTACACTATCCAGCAGAATCTGTCGTTTGAGATTACTGGTAAAAATGTGTTGCTCGTGAGCAGTAAGTTCTTTGAAGTCTTTACTGTCTTTGCCAAGATCAATTTCTTCAGGGCGCCAGAAAAAACCCAATTGCTTTTCAGTAAGTTTGTCAAACTGTTTGTATTTCAGAGTATCATAACGCTGCATGCCTACACCACCAGCGGGGTCTAAAAAGGCCCTGCTGGTTAGGTGGTCTTGATTTTGCTGATTAAAAACTGTCTGCATTGTATACCCTTTATTATATAACACACGATTCACATTCACTAGCAGGTTCGGTTATCTTTTCCACATTAATCTCACCCTGTCCATCATGGGTGTTGTTATAGTATAACTGTTTCCCACCATATCGATAGAACATCAAAATATGCTTGAGTAACTCGCTCATGGGAATCTTTTCATCAGGATAGAATGCTGGGTTATAACTGGTGTTTACACTAATTCCCTGATCCACCCACTTCTGCAATACCGCACAGATTTTTAGATAACCTTCGGGGCTGGCTTGATTCCAAAGCAATTCGTACTTGTTTTTGAGTTTGCGGAATTCTGGCACCACCTGCTTGAGTACACCATGCTTGCTTTGCTTCACGCTGATCAAACTGCGAACTGGTTCGATACCATTGGTGCTATTGCCCACCTGACTGCTGGTCTCGCTGGGCATAATGGCCATCAGAGTGGCATTGCGAATACCAACGGTTGCTGCTCGAGCTCTGAGTTCTGCCCAGGGCATGCGTTCCACATAGGGCACCAATTCGTCCACTTCACTCTTGCGAGTATCCACTGGCACAATGCCTTTGGCATAGCGCAGATTTTGCCAGCCCTCACAGGGCCCTTGTTCCTGTGCCAGCTCCACACTGGTTTTGATCAAATAGTAACTCATGGCTTCCATGTATTCATCCACTGCTGGCAAACAGGAAGAATTAGTATAAGTGTAACCGTGCTTGGCCAACCAATAGGCAAAGTTTACAATACCAACACCCAGGGGGCGATAAAGATCAGTACTGCGTTTGGCTGCTGGAACCGGATAATGCTGATAACTCAGTAGAGCATCTAAACCTCTCACAGCCAGTTCACAGGGTTTGGCAAAATCTTCAGGATTGTGTATCATACCCCAATTGATCGCACTCAAAGTGCATAAGGCGATTTCACCATTGGAATCATTAACGTCTATTAGAGGTTTGGTGGGAAGATCTATCTCTGCACAATTGTGAACAACTACCCCATTGGCATAAAAACAAGAGGTTTCCGGAACCGTCAAGTCGTATACGGGAATTTCTGGCACACAAATTTTTCTAATTTTTAACATAGTGATTTCGTCCAATCGTCAAATTAAATTCTCTAGTTTTTTGACTAAGTATTTGTTTCTGGGCTGCGCTTCTGTAATAGGGATCAAAGATATATCTAGTCCCATAAAGGCTATTGTGTAATTCTACTATCGCATGTAGGTCACCCATATGATTCTTAACCCAAACTTCGGAAACTTTTTTGAATTCAGTAAATTCTTTTTTGATATTACTTATAAACATTTTTCTTGATACATACAATTCATCGACTAAGGAATCAGTCAAACATTTCAATACTCTATTTTTTTGTTCATCAGTGATACCCTTGTAATTATTATTGTTTTTTCCATCCTGGGGTTTCAATTTGCCCTTGAAGGGACGTCCTTTAGAATGATGTACCCACTCTCCAGACACAACTTTTGGGTGAGTTACATCAACTGATCCTATAGATTTACGAGTCGTAGCGTCCACTACCGGCATTTTCCCACGTCGAGCATTAGAAATAGATTTTAGACCTATTTGGCGTAGATGAGACAATTGATTTAAAAATTCAACATCAACTTCAGTCAAAGTTCGTTGCCTCATATGATTACCTGTTGCCTTAGTGAAGAAAAATTGTAATGCAGTTCCGGCTGAATATTCATATCTAGTTCCTTTGCATATTTCATACAAATAATAATGACACAATAGATGCTCTTGAAATGTCAATAAAATCAAATTTTCTTCAGAATTAGGGTCACCGTCTAAATGGCCACTTGGACCTTTTCTAGAACGATTTTTAAACAAGAAATCTGGCACAATATGATGTCTCTCGTAATAGATTTTACTGTTTTTGACCCTGTCTTCCGCTTTGGCCTTGTCTATAATATCTTTGTACGCTGACTTAAATGACATTCAATACATCCTTCTAAATGTATTTATGCCAAGTAATCACATTTCAACACATAACTCGTCAGTTTCCTGCAAATCTTTCGCCATTACATACCCCCGGTTTCGAGTATATATTTGATGTTCAGGAGTACAAACAACAACATGACCTTTTTCATCTTGTATTTCGATCATCTCAGTAGCAGTTCCAGTCTGGGCTGCTGCGGATACATCGCACCACACAATACGGCCAGTATTTGAGTCATAACTCTTAACTTTAACACCATTCATGCCACCCAATTCCCACCGTTCCACAAAACTCTGTAAATCTATCTGTTCCTGTTTGCCGGTGGGGTATTGAACATCAATTAGCGTGTCACCGGTTAGACACAGATTACTTTGTTTGATGGGTGCAACAGCAGGGTCAAATGGGCTGTGACTATTGGCATGATCCACATTCTGCAGATATATGCGGCCAGTGTCTTTGCGTTCCTGAGCAAACTGACTGAACAGTTCTGATGCCTTCACAGTTTTCTTTCTGACGGCCGGGTTAGCTTCAGCCTGTGTATACAAACGACGAAATTCCTCTGTGTCAGCAAAAAATGCATCATACAAACCTGGTACGTCGCTGGGACTGAACAGTGTGATGTTACCTCCGCTCAGTAAACGTTCATACATCACTTTGTTAAACTGCACACCGTAATCCATCTGACGAATTCGGTTGTCTTCTGTGCCTTTGTTGTTTTTAAGCACCAACAGATCTTCCACTTCCAGATGCCAGATTGGGTAATACAGTGTGGCTGAACCATTGCGGACTCCGCCCTGACTGCAACTCTTCACTGCACTCTGAAACAGCTTATAGAAGGGAATAACACCCGTGTGATAAGCATCACCATTGCGAATGGGCGACTTGAGTGCTCGAATACGTCCACCGCCAATACCAATACCAGCTTTTTGACTCACATATCTCACAATAGCACTGGTGGTGGCATTGATGCTGTCCAAGCTGTCACCGGTTTCTACCAGCACACAACTGCTAAATTGTCTCTGGTTGGTTCTCACTCCAGCCATCACTGGCGTGGGCAAGCTGATTAGATGAGTACTGATAGCCTCGTAATATTCTTTAACCCAGTGTAAACGAGTTTCTGCAGGATAGTTCTGAAACAGAGTCGCAGCAATCAGAATATAACACACCTGCGGTGTTTCGTAAATTTGTTGGGTTACACGATTTTGTACCAGATACTTACCACGCATCTGCTCCATACCCACATAGGCCATGTCATTGTCACGCTCATGACGGATCATGGAATTGATTCGATCCCACTCTTCATCTGAATAGGCAGATACCAATTGAGCATCATAAAATCCCATCTGAACATTCTGTTGCACAAGCTTCTTGATGTGCCAGGGTTCATACTGACCGTAAACTTCTTTACGCAAATGATAATTAATCAGTCTACCAGCCACATTCTGATAATTTGGTGATTCTTCGCTAATCAGGTCAGCTGCACTTTTGATTAGCATTTCCTGCACATCAGTGGTTTTTATTCCATCATAAAATTGAAGACTGCTTCGAATTTCCACCTCGCTGGGACTTACGCCGGTAATTCCCTCACAACCCCAAAAAACCACACGATGTAGTTTTTCCAGATCCAATGGCTCTCTACGACCATCACGTTTGGTAACATATATTTGACTCATTTGATTCGCCTTGCTATTCTAATGTTTTAAAATTTTCTGGTATTAATTCAGTGCTGAGTTGATATTCAATGCTTATGGAGTCAGTATTTACTATCTGTTCGTCATTGAAATTAAGAACATATTTTCCATTGTCTATATCAACTATGCTGACTCTTTCGCCAGCTATGTTATATAGTAATTTCAACCGCACCCCGTGTTTTCGTATATCTGGACACAAAGCACAAGTATAAAACATTCCCAGAGCTTTGGTCAAATCACAATAACTGAGGTTATCAAATATCTGCCAAGGACTGGGCCATCGAGTGTGGTCATCATTGAGCAGACTCACACGCCTAGTGGGTGCATTCAACCACCACTGTTGCACAGTCAGTAATCTGTATTCCATTAATTCATATGTGTGAAGATTTTTCCGAAATCTTCTCCACTCCAGAATTTTTTGTTCTATGGGCGCATACCAGTACATAGATTAAAAGTAATTGATTTTCCTAAATCTGATTAAAGCATCATATCCGGTACTGGTAGATGTGTATTTAAACACAATGAGTTCTCCAGATACATTCGCACTAATAGTTATGCCTAGTGAACCACCAGTGGAACTATTGGTTATGGATATCGTGTCAGCAATTACACCATCGTATGCATACTGAATATCACCCGTCAAATATACCCCATCACGAACAATGCTGTAATTTATAACACCAGCCGGATAGGAAGTTTTGTTAAAACTGTAAAATTCAGTGGCTGATGAAGTATCATCAGTTAAAGTTTGAGTTTGAAAAGATGCGCCAGTGTTGCTGAATTCTGTGAGAATTTCGGTATTGCCTTCATTGGGAGCACCTTGTTCAAAAGATCCATTACCAATATAAAGTTGTTGGGTATCTATCGCCCAACCCAGTTCTCCAGCTGCCAATTGTGGCAGATTTTCCTGTCTGCCCCTGCGAACCTGAATTTTGGAAATTTGAGTTACAGCCATGTTGTTGTCCTTGTGTCTTATTTAGCTATAAAACTGATTTACTCGCTCACTCCAAAGCAAACTGTATTTTTCAAATTCTGAATCATTAACTGGAAAGAAATGTAGCAGCGAGCACAAACAAAATCTTTCATTAATGCAAAAAAATCAACCACTGATTTGCTGTTTATCTTGTCAAAAAATAATTAACAAAAGAATTTTTAATAGATATCATAAAAATTGTTCATTACCTGAGACTGGTGTTTAATTGATAAAATTTTTCAACGCGGCGTGCCCACTGTGTTTTATAATATTCAAGTTTATCACCGGTTATAACCCAATGTTGCAATTCATAGTTTTGACTGCACATCAAAATCACACCAGTTTTAATATTAGTTTCAAACAAATAATCATGTGCTAAAATGTACGCTGCTAATTGATTAAAATAGTCTTCTATAAAAGACTCTTTCTTGGGTTTGTTGGTTTGTTTGAAATCCACTATGCTTAACTGTCCTTGCCATTCAGCTACACAATCTGTGGTGCCAGCGTACAGATCTGGGTAATATAAATTTACTTCATTGCCATAAATTTCACCACAATTGGGTTTCAAATACTTTTCGGCAATCAAGTTAGCCATGCGATGACTTTGTTGACTATAAGGGTTGGAACCGGGATCACGAATTGTATCTTCAGTGAGATATTGTTCCAGAAACCGATGCATCCGGGTTCCTCGATTGGCTGCTTCAGTGGTGATTTGTTGAGCTTGCTGTTCGCCCACACGTCGTTTCCACTCCATAAGAGCCCGCTTTTGCTCGTCTGGCTTGGTTTTTTCCAATATAGTGGTAACACTGTATAATCTCCCAGTGGGAGTTATGTATTTTCTGGATCCATCTGAATGTTCACGTTCATAATGGTGATAGGCGAACTTATTAATAATCATCTAAATAATGTTTATTATAACATACTTACTAACTATCTCATAGCACGGCCTTTGGCACGTTTAGCCATCTGTGCTACAATGGAACGACTTCCAGGCAACGTGTCTTCTGGTTGCTCAGGAGCAGCAGGCTGTGGCATTGGTTCAGGTTCAGGCTGGGGTTCTGGTTCGACCATTTCGGGTTCAGCTGGAACTTCAGAAGCATCTGGTTCTTCAATGGGTTCTGTTTCAGGTACTTGATCCTGCTCACCTGTATTATATGTAACTGTGTCTTTGTTTAGGTCAGCTATGCGACTCTGGATAACTGAATCATTTTCCCAGTATTTTTTTAGAATATCAAAAGTGATTGGTGCTCCAGGCAAGTTATTCATCATCTGGATTATGTGTCGTGTTTTGAGTTTGGGTTGATGTAACTTACTGTGATGGTGATGTTTTTGATCCAGATTTCTGCCCCATAAGGTAAGCAATGCAATAATTTTGGTTCGAGTATTCTTATCTGGAGTAAATGTGGGCATCGCTACCTCTTGTTATCTTTTTGCTCGGCCCATGGGTTCGGGTTTGGGCATTTCTACTGGTTCAGCTTCTGCTGGCGCTTCTTCAGTGCCAGCATCAGCGTCAAGTTCAGGCGCTGGTTCAACACCAACGTCTGTTGGTTCTGTTTCCAGTGGTTCTTCACCAGCAAGGGATTGTGTTGCTGAATCCAATAAATTTTTAGTTTCGCGGATATTTTCCAATGCTGCATTGATGGCATCAGTGGCGCTGGTCACAAATGCGTCAGCTTGTTCTGGAGTCATAGTGTCGCGGATTGTTTCACTCAGAGCAGGCAATTCTTCATTTACCATTTTGCCCAGTGTTTCCACCATATCCTGTACTCGATCCACCATGTCTTTGGCAGCCAGAACCACTTCAGCTTCGCCCACTGAACTTTCCATGAGATCCACGGATTCTGAAAGTTGTTTCTGCTGTAGAGTTTTGGTTACAATCTTCAATAACAGCTCAGCATCCTGAGGATTAATGCTTTTGGGATTACGATTGGCTGATTTTACTATGTTTTGTATGGTTCTAGGATCAACATCGCTGGCGTTGGCCATAGCATGCAATGCGTCAACTGATCTAGTTCCTGATACAACCTGATTTCCACGGTCTTTTTCTCGAGCTGTCTTGAACCTATCCATAACATCAGCAGCAGAAAGGTGATGTGTTCCATAACTTTGTCCTGGAATTGAACGACGAATCTTTGAACCAGCGTTTTTCAAAGCTGACATTGCAGCTTTCTTGATTACGCTACCTGGGGTTTCTTGTTCTTGATCTTCTTTGATCACAGTTTTCAAAGTTTGTTCCACCATGAGCAATGCTAGATAGTTACTGTTCTTTTCTGCCACATGACTTTCGTGAGTATTACGAAATTGATTTAGTTTTTTCTGAACATTTTCCAGCATAACGCCAGCTTGAGCACCGGTGATTTTGTCCACCGGGATCTGAATACCGTGATGCTTTTTTAACAAATTGGCCATCACTTCTGCTGTTTTGGGCATCTGAAGATCGTCTAGTTTCATTTTAAATATTTCCTGTTCTAGTATTTAGCACGCTCTATTGGTTTTTATGACTTGAGCTTGATTAAATTGTAAACCAAAAAGCTCACTGCACCAATCAAAGTGCCGATTATGCCCACTCCCCATCCAATTAATTGTTTATTTCGTTGATCCTTCATCTCACTTACTAAAGTCTTGATCTCGTTGATGTTACATTCAATGGTATCCATCCGAGTATCCAGGTTTTCCAACTTATCTTGAAGATTAATATATCTTTCAGCGCATAACTCAGCATGTGCTTCCAAATTGGTTTTTTCAATTTCAGTAGTGCTCATGGTGCTCCTTTATTTTACATACTGTGTGGGCAATGTATTATTTATTACAAATACTGTGTTGGCGTCACTACCCTGAGCTATAATGCAGGATTTTGTGATGTTGGCTGATTCCTTCAGACCCATGATCATGGGCACAAAAGTGCTTTCAATTTTTAATAGACCCACTGCGTCTGTGCTGGTGGAGTAAACGTCAGCATGATCTGTGGCAAAACTTGTGACCCAAACTGTTTGGGAATCACCGTATGATTCGCCAAAACCCAATCCAGATAAAGAAAAATCAGTGATTTTCTGTGGGTTTTCCAGCATAATGGGTTGAGCTCTTAGTCCAACGATCTGCATGATGGTTTCCCAGTTTCTTTGCTG